GCGCTGGCGAGCTGGGGTGGTGGGTTGCCACCCACACCGATCGCGCTTCCTATTCTGGGCCAGGCTCAGGCCGCGCTTGTGACGCTGGTTCAAGGTGCGGCGGCTATGGCTGTGGTTACGATCTACGCGCAGCTGAATTGGCAAAGCACGCAAGCGGCTGCCGCCGCATTAGATCCGTTGATCGACATATTGGACACGCAGGTCGCAGCAGCGGCCGATGCCGGGAACTATGATCTTTTCCGTGCCTGGCGCGCGATCGAGGCGGCGGCGATCGCGGATATGCGCCAGCGGGCGCAGAATCTGCCGAACCTGGCTTCCTATGCGCTGCCGTCATCCTTGCCGGCGCTGGTCGTGGCCCAGCAGCTGCTGCAGGACGCGACCCAGGCGGATGACCTGGTGCAGCTGAACGACACGCCGCACCCGCTATTCATGGCGCCGGCCGGATACTGGCTGCAACCGGCATGATCGATGAGGTGATGATCGTCGCCGCCGGCCAGCAGTTCTACGGCTGGACGATTGCGGATTTTGGACGCGAGATCGATCGCTGCGCCAGCAGCTTCGAGATCACGGCGTCCGACCGCTGGGCGAGTGCTGTGCCGCCATTACTGCCGTTCACGCCGGTGCAGCTCTTTATCGGCAGCGACATCGCCCTGACCGGCTACGTGGATGCCTATGCGCCAGGGTTTCAGCGCTCCGGTGCGAGCACCAGCATCACCGGTCGCAGCAAGACCGCGCAGCTCTGCGACGTATCGCCGCGGATCCCGAGCGGCCAGTACGCGAATTCAACGGTTGCCTCGATCTGCACCGGCATCGCGAAATTGTTCGGCATCACCGTGGTGGTCGAGAACGATAAGGCCAATACCGTTTTGCCGAATGTGACGTTCCAGCCTTGCGAGAGCGCCTTCGAGCTCATGGACCGGATCTGTGCGCAGGCCGGCGTATTGCTGACGGATGATGAGCAGGGAAGGTTGCTGCTGACCTCGGCAGGCAGCACGCTGAGCGGAACGGCCCTGGTCGAAGGTCAGAACATGATCTCCGCCTCAGCCACGATCAGCGGGAACGGAAGGTTCAGCGACTATATTGTCCTCGGCCAGGCCAATCTGGCGGTCTCTGGAAGTCAAGTACAGAACGCGCAGATCGCCAATGTCACGGATAGCAGCGTGCCGCTCTACCGGCCGAAGGTCTTCATGGCGGATGGCATGACGGCACAGGTGCCTTTGCAGACCCAGGCGCAGTGGCAAATGAATTACGCAATCGGTCAAAGCTGCTCGGCCGATATCATCGTCAAAGGCTACCGCAAGAATGACGGCACGCTCTGGCAGATCAATGAAATCCAGCCGGTGACCTCGCCGACGCTTAGTTTGGACAGCGATCTGCTCACCATCGGCGTGAAATACGGCGAGAGCCGCGAAGACGGGCAGATCACGACGCTGACGGTGGCGCCGATTCAGGCGGCGGATCCTAACCCGAAAGCGTTGCGGCTTCACAAAAAAGGCCGAGGCACCGGCAAGACGATCACCAATTGGGATGGTGCCGGTGGATATTAGCGCGCTTGTGAACGGCGTTCGCATGATGATCTCGCGCGTGAAGATCGCCGGCGCCGTGATCAGCGGCCGCAGCATGGTGCAGGTTCAGCGCTATGCCGGCGAAGAGTTCAGCCAGGTGGAATTGCTGCATCCGTTTGGCTACGTGGCGTTGCCGTCCGACGACACCGACGGCATTTCGATGCAGATCGGCAATATGGCAGATCACCAGGTTATTCTGGGTGGCGACACGCTAGGCCAGGCGCCGCCGAATTTGGTGAAAGGTGAGGCGGGACTGGCGTTGAATGGCGGCGCGAAGCGCGTGCTGATGCGCGAAAACTTCATCGAGATCCAGGATCCCGTGGCGATTCACCTGAACGCGCCATCCCTGCTCTGGAGCCCGGATGGCGGCGTGACGTTCTACAGTCTCGCCACGAATGAGCACGGCCATTCGGCGCTGAACGCGCCGCCCACGCCTGGCACGCCGGCGTTGACGTGACGGATATCGCGCTCGTTCTTAACCCTGCGCTGCAGGGCTTCGATGTTGCGATGAGCAATGGCGACCTGCTGCAGGATGACGGGATCTACACATCGGTGATCCTGAGCCTGCTACTGGATGCGCCGGCGCAGCCGGGGGATGTTCTGCCGGACCCGAAAAGCACGGACCGCCGCGGCTGGTGGGGGGACGCCTATCTGCCGCAGATCAACGGCAAGCCGGACCATTACGGCTCAAGGCTTTGGCTGCTGCGGCGCTGCGCCGCCGTTCCAAAGACCGCGAGCCGCGCGAAGCAATATGCGACCGAAGCGCTTAACTGGATGATTGAGGATGGTATCGTGCAAAGCATTATAATCACCTGCACGTTCCCATCGCGGGGTGTCCTGAATGTCAACGTGGCATTCACCGGTATCGCACCGGCCTATGCGAACGATAATATGCCGCCGAGCTACAATGTGCCGGTGCTGATCGCGGCATGAGCGGAAATACCAGCGTCTTTCCTCGCCCGAGCTTCGAGGACCTGATCGCCTCCGCGCAGGCGGATCTGACGCGCCTGCCGAACGCCGCATTCCTGCGCCGCGCCATGGTCACGGTGCTGGCCTACCAGGCGGCGGCACTCGCGAACGGCGAATACGACTACATCGACTGGGCGGTCATCAATTGCCTGCTGCCATGGTCGGCTACCGGCGGCTATGCCGATCGCTGGGCAAACATCGCCGGCACGCAGCGCCGGGGTGCCACGCCATCGCAGATGACGCTGACGGTGCCCTTCACGGCTGCCGGGACGCTGGATACCGGCTTTCAGTGGCAGATGGGCGCGACGGTGGTCCTGGCGACCACGGAACCCGTGACAATGACCGGCGCCGGCAATGCCACCGTGCCCGTCGAGGCGGTGACGGCCGGCAGCGCCGGCAACCTGGCCGTCGGTTCGCTGGTGACCGCTGTGGCCGCTCAGGCGGGCGTCTCTGGCACCGCGACCGTGGCCTCGATCGTTGAGCCGGGCACGGATGCCGAGCTCGATCCGGCGCTGCGGGCGAGGTATCTGCCGCTGCTGGCAAACCCGCCGCAGGGGGGTGCTGCCTATGACTATGTGACCTGGGCCGAGGAAGTGACCGGCGTCACCCGCGTCTGGGTCTACCCGCTGCAATATGGTCCTGGCACAGTCGCCGTGACCTTCGTGATGGACGGGCGCCCCGAGATCATCCCGCTCGGTGCGGACGTGACCGCCGTGCAGGCCAGCATTCAGGGGCCAGCGCCGGCTGATGCCGACGGGCTGGTGGCATTCGCGCCGACCTCCTCGACGGTCGCGGTGACGGTGACGAACCTGGTGGTGGCGCCGGGATATACCCGGATGCAGGCAGAGGCGAACATCAACGCTGCCCTGGCCGCGCTCTTTGCGACGGTGACGCCAGGCGGCACTGGCTGGGACGGCCAGGCCGAGGCTTACCTCACGGGCGGCGCGCTCTCGCTCAGTCAAATTTATGGCGCGATCAATAACGCCGCCGGTGTCACGTCGTTCGATCTTGCGGCGCCGACGACGGATCAACTGGCGACCTATGGCATTCTGCTGCAGCTGGGTGCTGTGACGCTGCCGTGAGCAATTCTATTGCCGATCTCGGCGCCGACGATTTTCTGAACGCCGAGCAGCAGCTCCTTCCACCAGGTGCCGCGCTTACGCGAGATCCGGACTCCTTTCTGACGGCGCTGCTGTCCGGTGTCTCTGGTCGGATGGTGGATGTGCACGCCGCGGTTTCCGATCTGACGGAAACCGAGAGCGATCCGCGCTACACCGTATCGCTGCTGCCCTGGTGGGAAAAAAGCTTCGGGCTGCCGGATCCTTGCCTCGGTCCTAATCCGTCGCTCACCGAACGCCATCAGCAGCTCATCGCCAGGATATCAGGGCGCGGTGGCCGCACCCAGGGCCCGGCATATCTCGTTACCTACGCGCTGAACCTCGGGTTTGTCGTTACGATCACGACCTTCAAACCGTTCAAGTTCGGTATGAAGTTTGGCTCGCAGTTTCTGCCGCCGCAAGCGCGCTACGTCTGGCAGGTGAATGTGCCGAGCGTGACGCTGCGGCGGTTTCAGTTTGGGCAAAATGTGTTTGGCAATGCGTTTTCCAGTGCCAGCAACGGTGTTCTGGTGTGCGAGTTGAATCGCATCAAGCCCGCGCACCGCCTGCTTCTTTTCGTTTACTTATAGGGATGCCGATGGATCTCATCATTGCGACCAATACCGTTCCGCTCGCGGGTGCGGACGCACCGCCGACCACGGGTACGCCGGGATACGCCACCGACGGCACTGCAGGTGCCGGGTATACGGACGCGACGGATTTTCCCGCATATCACTATAATAGCGTCATCGAAGAGCTGATGAATGTCATCATCGCCGGCGGCCAGACGCCGGCGCGGACGAATACCGCGCAGCTGCTGGCGGCGCTGCAGGAATTATTTGGCGCCGCCGCATTTCCTTCAAATCTTAGTGCGAATGGCTGGAAGAAATTTCCGGACCCGAACTCACCCTCGGGTTATTTTATCCTACAATGGGGAGAATCGATCTCGGTTGGATCGGGCACGCGAACGAAGACCATCACAATGCCACTCGCATTTCCCAATGCATGTCTTGATTGTTACGGCAACGATATCGGAGCTGCCTGCTACTCTTATGGCCTTGATATCGCCAGCGCTTCTGCCCTTACCTGGACCATGCCGGCGGCATCACTGGGACCATCAGCAACTCCGGTGGCCTCGACAAACTGCACCATTCGCTGGTTCGCATTAGGAAACTGAGCATGCCGAAATACGCATATTTTAATTCTGCTGTCATTGCGCCGTCGCCGGTCATTGGCTGGTACGATACCGACAATTTCACCTACGCATCGATGCCCGCGACCGATGATCTGCTTGAGGTGGACGAAACGCAATGGGACGCCAGGCTGACCGATCCTTCCGGATGGGCCGTAAGCGCCGGCGCGCTTGTCGCTTATGCGACGCCGGCGCCGACGGCCGCTCAGCTCTTTGCGGCGCTCCAGGTGCAGGCACAGTTCGCGCTGAACGAAAGCGATAAAACGATCCTGCGGTGTTATGAGAATACGGTGGCCGTACCCGCGGCCTGGACAGCCTACCGGGTGTCTTTGCGGGCGATCGTAAGCGGCGCCAACAGCACGGCGACCGCATTGCCGGCCAAGCCTGCTTATCCGGCCGGGACGTAATGAGCGGGCTGCAGCGTACGATCACGCCAGGCGTGCCGCTTGGACTGGCGCCGCGCTGGCGCAAGGCATGCGAGACGCCGCCCGTCGTCGAGCACAAGCATGCGAATGAAAATCTCGATTACACGATCGATTTTTCCTACAAGGCTGAGGCATGCGGCGACGGCGCTGGTGCTAGCGATAGCCTGACCAATTTCTCGGTGGTGTCCCTGCCAGGTGGGCTGCCGGCTCTGACGCCATCTCAGAAATCAACCGACGGCTTCTTGGCGAAGTTCTGGCTCGCCGGTGGCGTTCCTGGCATGCGCTACCTGATAACCGTCGCCGCCGTCACTGCCACCGGCCGGGCGATGCAAGGGACTTTCGAGCTGGTCATTCTTAACGATTGTTCGCCGAACAATCCGGCCTGGGTCTCACCGGTACCGGTGGATGTCATTGGATCGAACGGCGAACAGATCACGGATGCGTCCGGCAATCCGATAACGACGGCCTGAAGGAAATCCAAATGAGTGAAAGTTTGCAACCGAACTCGCCTTCGGATCAGACGCTTGCGACCGGAGCATACCCGACAGATATCATTCTGGCCGATCAGCTGCAGCCGGACGGCCGCACCTATGCGACGCGTGGGGTGCTGGCGGAGATGCTGGTCAACATGCTGGTCTCGCTGCTGGTGCCAGGATCCTGGACGCCGGCGAACATGAATGTCAGCGAGGCGTTCATCATCCTGCCTGGCACGACCACGCAGCTGACGCTGGCCCAGCTGGCGGCAGAGATCGCCACTGGTCCGGTCACGAGTGTTGTTGGGCTGGGCGGTGCGGTAACCGCCGCACAGATTGAAGCCGCACTGGATACCATCGACAGCGACCTGACAGCCAACGGCAATACGCCAGGTGCGGCTACCCCGTGCCCTGGGGCCAGCAACGTATTCACGACGGTTGCGGCTGGCGGGTACGCGATCCTTGAGACCGAGACGATCGGCGCAATCATTGTGGTTGTGAATCGCGGTGCCAATCCGCTGCTGCTGCTGCCGCCGGTCGGCTGGCAGTTCGAAAATTATGGCGTCAATGAGCCGATCGAAGTCGCCGTAGGCACTCCGGCAGGCGGATCCGTAAAAATCTTGATCGATGCGGGGGATGTATGTCGCGTTCTTTCCTAATATGCCTGCTGGCGCTTCTCTTCGGGGTCAATGTCGCCGCGGCCCAAACGACGCCGCCGATCTTCGGCCAGACACCGCAACCCGCGATCGCGGCGGCGATCGGTCAATTGCTTGGTGGTCCGACCACTCTGGGCGGACCACCGGCTCCGATCACGGTCGGCAGCGGCCTGGTGCTGAGCGGTGGCACCCTTACCGCGACCGGCTCCAGCGCTCCTGTATCATCCGTCGTCGGGCAGACCGGCGCCATCACCAGCACGCAGATATATTCGGCGCTGAATGGCACCAGCACCGGAACCTTTTATGATGGGGGTCTCGGTGCGGCTGCAGCGGCGACGGCCAATGCCGCACTGCCGGCCGGCCGTCTTGGCGCTGCCAATGGTGCGGCTCAGCTCGACACCAATTCGTTGCTCTTGCAGGGCGAATTGCCTTCGATCCCGTTTGCCAATCTGCCCGTGGGTACCTCGCCAAGCACGGTGGCGGCCGGCAATGACAGCCGCATCACGGGCGCGGTTCAAAGCTCGACCGTTGGGGCCGCAAGCGGCCTGGCTACTCTGGATAGCACTTCGCATCTAACCGCGGCTCAGATCCCGACAAGCATTCCGACGGCGGCTCAATTGACCGCTGTGCAAGCCACCGCCAACGCAGCGCTGCCTTTGTCCGGCGGCACGATGACTGGGCCGATCGCGCTGCCTGGCAATCCAACGGTAAACTTGCAGGTGGCGCCCAAGCAGTATGTCGATAGCGGTGACGCCGCAAATGCGACAGCGATCTCGGCCGAAGCCACCGCGCGGGCCAACGCGATCAGCGGTCTGCTGAATACTTCCGCCCCGTTCACTATCTCGCCGCAGGTGCCAACCGTTTCCACGGCCGATAACTCGAACAATGCAGCGAGCACGGCATTCGTGCATTCGGTAGCGGCGAGCGCATCGATCGGCCTGGTTCCCTTTTCGCCGGTGGCGGCGGCGTCCGTTGCGAGCAATGTGAATATCTCCTCACCGGGGTTCACCACGCTCGATGGGGTAACGCTGACCAGTGGCTCCTCTCGCATTGCCCTGCTTGCCGAAACAACCGCCGCGCAAAATGGTATCTACCAATTCAACGGTTCAGGGTCGGCGCTCACCCGCACGACGGATGCTAATGTCGCGGCTGATTTTTCCAACCAGCAGATTTACTTCAATGTCTCGGGCGGTGCGACCTATGGCGGCTTTTCGTATGTGTTGCAAAACCCCGGCACGGTCACCCTCGGCACCACGCCGCTTAACTTTGTGCTCTTCGACTCGGTCGTTAACTACACTGCTGGCACCGGCCTGACGCGGACCGGCAATCAATTCTCAGCCAACATCGGCACCACGACAGGTACCGTCTACGATGGAGGCGCCGGTGCCGCTGCGACCGCTGCTGCTGCCGCCGCTCAGACCACCGCCAACGCGGCGCTCGTAAAATCCAATAACCTTTCGGACCTAACCAGCGCTTCAACGGCCCGCACAAATCTCGGTCTCACCTCCGTCGCGGTGGCGCCGTTCGGCACCACGACAGGTACCGTCTACGATGGC